GACTCAATGACTTTCCAACGGGAATACACCGACTTGGGAACAGAGGTGGCATTCTTGACGGGTTGCGTGATTAACGGAATGTCCATTGATGCCTCTGGAACAGATACAGTAAAGGCTAACTTTGATGTTCTCGGATTGACCGAAACATCCGCTTCTAGCGAGGAAGCATTGCTCTACACCGCTGGCACAAACCCTGCTATGACGGCTACCGATGGTGTCCAGTTTGTCCGAGAAAACACGGCGGATATCACCACGACATCTTTCCAGTTCCAAGCGTCAAATAACCTACGCAAAAAGTATCTGCTCGGCACTCTCGGCCCTTCAGACTTCAACGAGGGCGACTTTGAGGTTACTGGCTCAATGCAAATGTATTTTGAGACGGCTACGGCTTATGACAAGTTCCTAAACCAAACCGTTACATCACTATCCATCGGCATTTCAGGCGAAGAAAGCACACCTGGCGAAACATACATCTTTGATTTCCCCAAAGTGAAGTTCACGGACGCACAGCGAGTAGCGGGTGGGCGTAATCAGGACATTATCGCTGATATTTCTTGGCAAGCACTCTATGACACCACAGAGGAATGCACCATGAAAATCGCACACTATCACGAGCAATAAGGGGAAGTTGTTGCATCAGAGAGGGGCTAGGGGGTATTATCCTCCTAGCCTTGCTCCTTTTAGGGTAAGCACTTACGACAATGGCAAAACTCTCACTTGTAAAAACAGACCCAGAACGCGAGATTGATGGCGTTTGGGTTACATACGAACTCGACATTGAACTCAAGATTGCCCGTATCGGCAATACAGCGTTTGATGAACTTGTCCGCACACTTTCCGAGCCGCATCTAAAGGGCATACGGAATAAGCGGCTAAAGCCAGAGCAGTTGGAGGCGATCACCAAGAAAGCCGCCGCCGAAACGCTCCTTGTCGATTGGAAGAACATCGAGGGCGAAGACGGGAAGAAAATCAAGTATTCCTCTAAAAAGGCTCTTGAGTTCTTTGACGACCCAACTCTCTCCGATATGTATAAGTTTGTTGTCATTACGGCAAACGAGGCAGAACTATATCGGCAAGAGATTGACGAGGATTCTGTGGGAAACTAACTGCCGCCCTTGAGTGGCACTTGGAATGGGGAAGCCACCAAGAGCAGTTAGAAGCCGCTCAGCGGCGGGGCGCAAAGATTGCCGCTCTGGAAGAAAAGCCAGAGATATATAGCGACTTGCTCACATTTTGGAGGGCATTTTGGGAGTTACACGCCTCAAGGACTTGCGGGATGAGCGTAAATGCTATTCAGGCGCAAGCGGTTGCGGCATGGCTAGATATTCACGGGGTGTCCACCGTTAGCGAAAAAACAAGGTATTATGAGTTCATCATGGCCCTTGACATGGCCTTCCTAAAATGGAATCGCTCCCAAGAAGAAGAAAAAGATGGCAAGCCTAACGACTCTAGTTCTAGCAATTGACGCTCGACAAGCGGCTGTTGGCGGAAACCAATTTGTAGCCGCAACCAACAATATCAAGATTGGTGCGGCACGAGCGGCGACGGCGAACAAGACCCTTGGCGGCAGTTTCGGCACTTTAGCGAAACAGATGGGCAAAGCGTTCTTGGTTTTCAAGGCGTTGCAGGGCATAAAAGGCACGACTCGCACCATTGCCGACTTTGAGGAGACGATGAAGACGGTCGAGTTGGTTACTCGGTCGGCGACCGCCCAGATGGAGCAAATGACCGAAGTTGCTAGGGTGTTGGGCGCGACCACGCGATATACGGCAAACGAGGCCGCAGAAGGTATGCTCCAACTCGCCCGTGCGGGTTTCTCGGCAGAGGAGTCGATGAGGGCCATTAAAGACTCCTTGGACTTGGCTACGGCAGGTGGGCTTACGCTTGCAGAGTCTACGCAATATATGGCGAACTCTATTCGGCAGTTCGCGCTAGACGCTTCTGATGCGGGGCGCGTTGCCAATGTCTTTACGGTTATCTCCAACAATGCAAACATGACCGTTCGGGATATGTCCGAGTCGATGAAGTATGCAGGAACGGTTGCGGCCTCTACGGGCGTGTCTATTGAGGAAACGGCGGCGGCGATGGGTGTTTTGGCTGACCGTGGTATTCGTGGAACTCGTGCAGGAACGCAATTCCGAGGCGTGATGTTGGCTTTGGCGGGGCCAACCAAGCGGACGATGGAAGCGTTGAAGCAGATGAATGTCGCCTACAGGGATGTGAACCCTGCGGCAAAAAGCCTAACGCAGATTATGGACGCTTTGAGGAAAGGTGTGGATTCTCTTGAAAATCCCATGGAGAAAGCAAACCTTTACGCCCGTATCTTTACGCGCAGGCAGGTCGCCGCAGGCTTGGCCCTTACAGAGATGAACGGACACCTTAAAGACCAAATAAAACTGGTTGGCGAGACGACCGACGAGCATACGCGAATGGCGCGTGAGTTAGAACAAACCGTCGTGGGCAAGTGGATTGCCTTCCAATCAGCCATGCAGGAGGTCGCTCTCGACGCGGGGGACGCGGGGCTAGTTGGGGTCATGCATGACCTTTTGGATGTATTGGTTGATGTTACGCGAATCGTTGGCGAGGTTGATGGAGCATGGCAAAAGGCGGGACTGGCGGGGAAGGCTCTCGCCGTAGCGGTAACAGCCATAACGGTTGCAGGCGCGGCGTTTGTTGCGCTAAAACTTGCGACATTCCTAGGGGCATTAGGGCTGGCGGCGATCTCAACGGCGGCGCAATTTGGGACGCTTACCTTTGCTGTTGAATACCTATGGGTGGTCATAACAGCGCACCCTATCGGGGCTATCGTAACCGCTGTAGGGCTTGCCGTTGCTGGCTTTGTCGCATGGTCGAGGTCGTCCAAGGAGGTTACGGTAGACCTTTCGGCGTTAGTCAAGGAGGCGGAGCGCGTCGAGGCCGCTATATACGATGTGGTTGAGGCGGAAAACACCCTCCGCGATGCTCGGACGGGAGGAGCGAAGTCGGAAATCATTGCGGCGTTGCGGGGGCAGTTGCGGGGGCTTGAGGACTACCAAAAGAAACTGGAATTAAGCAAGGCCCTTGAGGTTAAGTTGAGCGATGCCCGTATAGCGGGGCTAGACGAGTGGATGATAAAGATGGCGCAAATGGAGACCATCAAGGGGCCTTTCGGTGACGGCGCAGATATAGATGCTTCCGCTGGCCGTCTCTTCCGTAGCGCGGCTTTGCAGGCTGTCCGTGGCCAAATACAGGCTATCGCGCTAGAACTTGAGTCGCTCGGCGCAGTTCGCGGCGGAGGCATGACGGCCATCCAAGATGCCGCCCAAGATACGATACTGGCACTTGAAGACGAAAACGCAATCCTTGCCGTATTAGGAGAGACGGCTAGGGAGACTGCTATCGAGCAAGCCGCACTCACGGAAATACAAAAACTTAACGCGAAGTCCGTCATTCAGGTGTCAGATGAGCAAGCGCAGGCCATACGAGACCTTATAAGGGAGAATTACAGCCTCAAGGATGCTGTTACGGCCCAGCGCAAGAGCGGCACGGCGGCAACGGTCGAGTCCACTCGCGCTATCGAGTCATGGATACGATCGGGGAATGAGCAACTCGCCGTCATGGAGAAGCAACAGGGGTTGTCGGGCGTATTTGGCCCTGAATACGAAAACGCTATGAAGAAGGCGGCTATTTCCGCTGAAGCCTCTGCCCGTATCGCGTCCATGAACAAGGACAAGATGGCCCCCGAAAAATATACGGAGATGGTTGCGAAGATTAAGGAGATGGAACTTGCCCTTCTTGGCGAGGTCGATGCCATGACCTTGTTAGCGGAGAAGCGCGAGTATGCGGAAAACGCCGCCCAAGCGTTCACAAATGCCTTTGGGAGCATCATTTCAGGTGCAAATTCCGCCAAGGATGCGGTAAAGGGGCTGATTGAAGCCCTAATCCAGATGGCTCTACAGAAAAGTCTACTCGGCCCAATGCAGGATGCTCTTAGCGGTATGTTTATGGGTCTTGGCGGCGGGGCGGCAGGTGGCGGCGGTGGCCCTGCTCTCGCTAGGGGTGGCGTGATGGAGAACGGCAACTTGACTCGCTACGCTTATGGTGGCGTGGTTGATTCCCCAATGTATTTCCCTACCCGCTCAGGCACAGGCCTAATGGCCGAAGCAGGTTCGCCAGAAGCAATCATGCCGCTCAAGCGGGGCAAGGATGGCAAACTCGGTGTTGCCTCTGATGGAGGCGGTGGTGGCCCAAGGGTTGTAAATGTCTCCATGAATGTGCAAACTAAGGACGCAGACTCATTCCGCCGCTCTCGTGTCCAAATCCAGAGCGACCTTAAACGCATGACAACCAACATGGGGCTTTCCTAATGGGCTTTCACGAAACAGCAATCTTCCCTACTGACATTTCCTACGGGTCAAAAGGTGGCCCTGGCTACTCCACCAATGTTGTTACGCTCGATAGCGGTCAAGAAACCCGCGTCAGCCGTTGGAGTCAGCCCAGACACGAATACGATGCCTCCTACGGCATGAGGACGCTAGAAGACTTGCAGGGAGTCTTGGAGTTCTATCACGCACGACAAGGCTCCGCAAACGGCTTCCGCTATAAAGACCCTTTGGACTTTTCTACTGATTCTACGAGGCGTGGAACAGCGGCGTGGGATGATGTCTCTCTTGGGTTGACGGACGGTAGCGATCAGGTGCAGTTTGTCAGCAAATACACGGAAGGCGGTTCAACGAGAACTCGGAACATCACCAAGCCTATATCGGGGACGCTCAAGGTTGGGTGGGGCGGTGTAGAGAAGACGGAGACTACGGATTGGACTTGCGACTACACAACGGGCGTTATCTCAACCGTAAGTAGCACCACGGAGACGATTTACGCAGGCGGGCAGTTCCATGTTCCTTGTCGGTTCGGCATTGAGGTGGATGCGAACCTGTCTGTTTCTATTAATCAGTATGAGATGGGTGGGATTCAGGCTATCCCAATCGTGGAGATTAAGGATTCAACGCCAACGCCGATGGACTTCTGGATGGGTGGCGGGATTCAATATGACCTCACGGGCGGGTCAACAGTCAATCACAGCCTTTCAGATGGCAGGGTGGTTTCTGCGTCTAACGATTCGGCTTCTTCTTGCACAGTCCTGCTTGGTAGCGTTGTTAGCGGGATGCCGTCAGGTGGCCCATATTTCTACATTGTGCATACGGGGGCGGGAGCAGGGAGCGTTGTCGTCAAAGACCTTGCCTCTGGCGGGGTTTACAGCAAGACGCTTGCGCAGGGTGAAGGAACGGTTATCTGTATCGCCTATAACGGCACAAACAGAACATGGGTGGATATGGGATGAGTTTTGACGCACTAACGCAATACATGGGGGATGGCATTCGACTTGAGCATTCTGCGGTCGGATTGCCAAACGCTTACCAGTTAAACGCATCAAGCAGGTTTATCTACCTAGACCCAAACAGCCAAAACACTTACTACCGCCTCCCTGACGCAACCACGCTAGAAACAGGTGGGCCGCTTTACCACATCAAGAACATTTCTACTTGGACGAATACCTACCTTGTGGATTACAGCGGCACTACTTATGCGATGTTCAAGACAGGCAACGAGGCAACCGTTGTTCTTCTCTTAGATAACAGCACATCGGCGGGTGTTTGGATATGCCTTGATATTGAGAATAAAGCGATTCACGCCACATCATGACATTCACCAACAATCACGGTCGGGATGAACTGCTTGACGGGCGGCTAACCTATCTCGCTCGGTGCTTTCGCATTATCCGTAGCGATGGCACTTATTACCGCCTGACCGAACACGATTGCGACCTGAACTTCCCTGAAAACGCTTTGACGGCAAGTGAAGACGATCTGACGAGCGATAACCTTACGGGGTCAGAATGGCACACCTATTCCCCGCAAGACGGGTGGGACGCTTCGGCTACTCGCGCTGAATCGGCTATGAAAGTATCCAATATGGAGTTTCAGGGCGGTATTACATCGAGCATCATCACGGACTCCGACTTGAGGGCAGGACTGTTCGATTGGGCTGTTGTAGATATGTTCTGGGTGGACTGGCGGCATCCTTGGATGGGTGCAATACGGCACAACAAATTTCGTCTAACTGACTTCCAATACGATGAGGAGAAGTGGACGGTTCAATGCGTAAACATGATGTCCGAACTTCAGCGCAAGTCGGGCAAACTCTATAGCAAGACCTGCTGGCACGCCTTTGGCGATTCCTATTGCGGCATAGATATGCAGGTTTCTGGAACGACTTTGTTCACGGGGAACGCTTCCGCTCCGTCCACGACCAACCTGTTCTACGCAGAAAACGGCGCAGGCGGCAACATCGAGAATGGCGTTCTTGGGGAAGTCTACGAGGGCTTAAAGCACGGACACCTCAAGTGGACAAGTGGCGCAAATATTGGGCAGATTTACCCGATATACAAAACAATCAACGGCTCAAAGCAGATATTTCTCCAATACCCAACAAGGGCGGCGATTGCTGACGGGGACACCTTTACCGCTTATGCGGGGTGCAGTAAGTCGGTGGACGCTTGCAAGGCGTGGAGCAACTTGGACAACTTCGGCGGCTTTGCGGAAATACCAGGAACAACTCAAATCACCAAGACGGGGCAATTAGGTGTCTAGGCTTCTAGCGGCGGCGGAGGCGGAGATCGGCACACGCTTTGTCCCTCAAGGCAGGCTTGCGGGTATTGGCTTGGATTGCGTGGGTCTAGCCGCTGTTGCGGCAAGGGCTTGCGGCGTTGATGTGGAGAGTCGGGAAGATTACTCTCTGACTGGTTCGGATTATTCTGAAATGCTCCTAGACTACATGAGGCGTAACTGTCATCAAGTCTCTGCTGACGCGGCACAATCGGGCGACTTTCTACTCTTTTGGATAAACAAACCGAATAAGCCGCGACACTTAGGCATCTTGGCGGACACCCAACACTTCATTCACACCAACGATAGCGTTGGGCGGGTAACAAAGACCATCTTTGATGAAAGGTGGCGTAAGCGCGTTCATAGCGCATGGAGGCTTAACTAATGGCAACGATTGCTCTCGCTTCGGCGGCAACAGGCGCAGGCTATACGACAATGCAGATTGCAATGGCTACGGCTCTTGGCAATGTCATTGACTCCTTTTTCATCATGCCTGCCCTTTTTCCCGCTGACCCAATCGAGGGCGCACGGGTGGGCGAGATTAGCGTAATGGGCGCGGATGTCGGAATGTCTGTTGCGAACTGCTACGGGCGATATGCGCGGGTTGCAGGGCAAGTGATATGGGCAGGCGACCTTGAAGAAGTTAGTTCCTCTGAACACGCTGGCAAAAACCAAGTCCGCATTACATACAAGTATTACACCGATTGCGCTGTTGCCATTTGTCGGACAGGTGATACACCGCTAGACACGATTACTCATGTCCTAGCCGACGAGAAGGTGATTTATCGTGATGATGTTCCAGCCTCGGAGTTCACAGGCACGGGTATGTTTGCCGCGTACATCGCCAACAATAACTATCTCATTGGCTTTCACGACCCCGACAACAACGACATTTACCAAAACTTCGCCATTGGCGACAAGGTGAGTATTAGCGGTTTTGATACTTCGGCCAACAATGATGCCGATGATGAAATTATCGGAAAGCAACAATACGGCTACAAGTATTATATTTCGGCTGGGGTATCGGCTTATGGTTACAAGGCTTTCCGAGTTAAAAAGGGAAAAGATACCGAGGACGCTTACGGATTCTATAATAGCCCGCTCGTAATCAGCAACACCATCACTTTTACTGGTATCGCGCAGTCGGGGTGGCCTGCAAGCATCCAGCGTGGCGGACAGGGCGACCCGCCAACAATTCACCTTGGCAACAATGCCGCGGTAGATAGCCACATGGACACCATCCTTAGCGATGTCCCCGCGTTCAAGGACATGGCCTATGTTGTCTTTGACAGCCTTGCGCTAGAGGACTTCGGGCATCGAATCCCCAACTTTGAGTTTATCGTTTCAGCGGCCACGGCCTTGCGAGATGTAAAGGGCGTAATGGAGAGCATACTGGGAGATGCTGAACTGGAAGCGTCCGCATACGATTGCTCTGGGGTTTCGGCTACGGAGGTGGTCGGCTATACAAGCCGTGGCCCGACCGAAACAGCAAAGCGGCTTCAGCCAATCATGCTTGCCTTCAATGTCGTAGCGCAGGAGCGTGGCGGAGTGCTTTACTTCTTTGATCGCTCAGCGGCAAAGGCTTGGACAATCGACACGGCAGACATCGGCGCATCTTCGGGCAAGCCAACGGGAGGCGTGGAGGTCAGGCAAACGCCCTCAACGGAGAAATACGGAGAAGTTACGGTGGCTTTTATAAATTCAGACCCAGACCCAGATGACCTTTACGGCGCATCCTCGTTCGCTCAAGGCATGGAGAGAGCGCAATCCATGTCAGCGTCAAACATTCAGGGGCGGCAATCTCCCGCTCGATGGAGCAAACTAGCCGTAAACTTGCCCATTACAATGACATCCGACAGCGCACGGAGAATTGCTTATCGGCTACTTCACACAACCCAGAGTGATGATTTAATGTTTACGCTTACGCTTCCGCCCAAATATATGCAGATTCGTGAGAATGACCGCATATCCTTCTCGGCAGGCGGCAACAGTTACAAAGCGATGGTGCAAAAGGTGGACATTGGCGCACAGAACATTGTGAAAATCGAGGCTTCCCTTGATGT